CACCAGTAGCAGTATCAGCACTTGTAGGAGGAGCGCAAACAGTTTCCTCTATTGTGGGCCAAAGACAGCAAGCAGAAATGCAGCAGCAAGCCCAAGCAACGGCTTCAGCCCAAGAACGTCAAAGATACATGGCAGAAGTATCTGCGATGCGAACTCAACAGCAACAAGAGATGGTTGCAAGAGCGCAGAGAATACAGGAAGCGTCTAACAGAGGCATGGAAGCTAGAGCAAGAGCTAGAGTAGCAGCAGGAGAGTCTGGAGTATCTGGACTAAGTGTTCAAGCACTTTTAGGAGACTTTTCTAGACAACAAGCTCAATACAATTTCTCAGAACAACAACAGGCAGAGATGACTGATGTTAACAGACAGATTCAATTAAAGGAAGCAGGAACAGGATTTAGCAGAAACATGCTTCGTATTAACAGACCAATAGAACAACCTGATTACCTTGGGGCAGCCCTTGGAGGAATACAAACAGGATTAAGCACTTACTCATCACTCACTAAATAATAATTTTATGGCAACAAGACCTCAAACAAACTTAGATCTAAATCAAGTAAGCTTACAGCCCACAGTTAGAGGTGCAGGACGAAACCAAGTGTTTACTGCTCCTTTACCAAGATTAACTCAAGCACAAGTTTTAGCAAAAAACCTAGCTCAGTTCAGTACAGTTTTAGGACAGTTTAGTAACGTTCAAAGACAAAGGGCAGAGATTGACGCATTAACTAAAGTTAGTAATGAAGAAGTAAAAGCTCAGATGGCAGGAGCAGGAGGCAAAGAAATGAGCCTGTTAGACAAGATAGGTTATGAGAAGAAATACAACGAAACACTTTACAGTAGAGGATTTCAATTAACTGTAAAACCTTTGCTTTCAAAGTTATCCTCTGACATAAAAAAACAAGGAGTAGAAAGACTAGCTGACCAAGGATTGTTTGATGAGTATATTAACAGTGGCCTTGAAAACATTGAGCAACAGATAAGAGAAAACATTAAAGATAAGCCCTTTATGGCTGACATTCATAATGCAATGTGGTCCAAAGCAAGTGCTGATTTTTATACAGAAGAATCTGAAACTTATGATGAGAGAAGAGACGCTTATCTGAACGACGCAACAGTTGATGTTTTCGCAAGAGACTTTCCAGATCCAATAGCAAATGATGAAGAAAAAACTCTAAATCAAATTCAAACTTACTTTAATAGTTTTGACGAAATATTTCAAGAAAGAGGGGTTCCAAACAGTAAGATAAAATCTCTGTTCATTGACATGACTAGTAACAGGATAGAGGCACTAGCAATGGCAGGTAAAATAGAAGAGGCTAGGCTTCTTACAGGCACTATTCAAAGAACATCTGTAAATAAAACTCCTCTATTTAATGATACTACAACATCACTAAAAATAGAAAAACTTAAAAGACTTGTAGATACCGAAGAGGATAAACTATTTTCTAGGAATTCAAAAATTGACGATAACATAATTGAAAACATTTATAATACAGCAATAGGGCCAGAGATAAGAGATTTAAGATTTGACTTCAATGCAGCTAAAGAAGGCGCAGATGTGTTAGATGTGTTTCCAGGGGCTATTCAAGTTACACCAGAGATTACATCCCATTTTGTAAATCCAAAGATAAAACGATTGGGAGAAATAAGGGATCTTTCAGACAATGAGTTGATCGCTTTATATCCTTCTTTGGATGATAAAGACAACCCAGGTCTTATTACAAAGTTTAGAGAAGACTTGTATACTAGACAGCAGGTAGAAGAAAGAAAGGAAGAAAGAGATCTAGAAGCTCTAACTGAAGATGGAAATGTCGGAGCAGCACTTGATGCTATTATGCCCGAAGATTTTACTATAGGAGATTTTGATAATAAGGCTGGATATGAAAAATTTGATAAGCTTGTACAAGCAATAAAAGATCCCGACCCTAAAAACCGTACATTAACCTATAGGTTGCGTTTTAAACAGGTTCAAATTCGTCGAGAAATATTTACAAAGGCTAAACAAAAGTTTGATAGGGAGATGCGAAGGAAAGCTAGAGAACTAATCTACATAAACGATCCTGATATGGGACCAGGAAGAAGAGAAGAGTTTATGCAGAAATATGCTCCAAAGGTAGCCAGAGGAGTATTCAACCAAGCTGTAGACGAGTTTCGAGAATACATGGAAGAAGAGCAATCCCGTCTTTCCAATTTAGCTGGATCTCAAAATCAAACAACAAGAAATACTAGAATTACACCAGAGGAACAACAAAACATAGCAATTGGAAGTATAACAGAAGAAGAGCTTATCGAAAATAAAGACAGGGAACTTCTAGCAAGAAAGGATACTTTTCCAAACGATGGTAACAACAAGCCTGATGTTAGCATTGAAAGTAACTTTGGAAGTGCCGATAATAATCAAACACTTTTAGGAGGGCTTTTTGACGTTAAGTATGAGGAAGAAGATTTAAACGGCTACAACACTAAATTTAATAATGTAAGAAAAGAAGGATTGTTCAGAAATGAAAAAGAAAAAGTAGATGAGTTCTTCAGTAATTTAAAGACAATAAGAAGTAACATAGATTTCGCTCCTTCTTACTTAAAGACGCTAAGAGAAGGCACTGTGGTTTCTCCCTTTATAGGAGGATCCCCTGGAGTCCTTGGTGCTGTTGACGCAACTGAGGAAGCTTCTGGAGCTTTGATGAATGAAAGAAGAATAGCAATCGGAAGGTTAATTTTAGAGACAGGACTTACAGAAGAGGAAGCAAAGAGAGGTATTGCAATTTTTGAAGGAGACGATGTTGGGTATCCAATAGATAATATTATAAGAGTTAATTATAATAAGATGTCCATACTCACTTTGAATACCATAAAAAACTTCAACGCTAATATTGTAGATGCAGTAAACACTGTAGAAGAGATTATTAAGAAAAACGATATGCTTGCTACACCAAGAGAGTTTGTAGACGCACAAGAAAAGATAATTAACGACTACACTTTACCAGAACAAGAATAAAACAAACAACTCAATCAATCACCACTAATTAAAATTTATGGCATTTTCAGATCTATATAAAAAAGGAGTTTCATCTTTTGCTAAAGAAACTGTTAATCCTAGAGCTATAGGAAACAAAGCTGGCTCTGGGGTTACACAGGCAAGTCAAAGTACTCCTAGTCCTGTTCCTCAAATGCAAGAAGAACAGCAACAGGAAGAAGAAGAAGGTTTAAGTTTACTCGATACTGTTGGAGACATTGCACTTGCTCCTATTAGGGGGGCTTTCGAGGCTGTTGAAAGTGCTGCCAATGTTCTACCAGGAGTAGACGTTACATTAAATCCTATTGGCAATAGTAAGAGTACTGTAGGAGGATTTGTAGAAGGAATGTCCCAGTTTATTGTTGGATTTATTCCTGGGTTAAAAGTTGCTAAAGGTGTTGGATACTTAGGCAAAGCTGCAAAAGGTAAGTTCATAACTAAGTTTATGAAGGGCAGTAAGACCGATAAACATTACCAGTCAACTATGGCAGCTAGAAAAGCTATGGCTGAAAAGGATACTAAAACAAGCTTTGGTAGAATAGTTGGAGCTTCAGCTTTCTCAGACTTTGTAGCCTTTGAAGGACAGGAGGCGAGACTTAGTGATCTTGTTCAAGACACAAGATTAGCCAACCCTATTACAGAATTTTTACAGTACGAAGGAAACGAAGGTGACTCTGAATACGTTGGAAGATTTAAAAACCTAATGGAAGGAGCAGTTATTGAAGGGATTACTGGAGGGTTGCTATTTACGTTTGGACTAGGTGTTAAAGGAATAAAAGCTTATAGAGATGCTTTGGCTAAAGGTAAGACTCCAAAAGAAGCAGAAAAGGCTGGAGCAGACGCAATGAACAAGCCTGATGAAATTCTTGATAATATTAAAACAGAGGAAGGAGAACCTCAGTTAGGAAATGAAATACCAAACGATCCTGATGATCCTTTTACTACTCCGCACGAAAAGTTAGCACAAGAGGCTGAAGAATTTGGCATAGATCCTAGAAGAAAAGACGGAAAACTAAAAGCTGTAACAACACTCAAAAGAGCAATAGCTAAGGCAAAAGGAGAGAACTTACCCAAACTGAAAAAGGCAAAGCTATTTAGCGTTAAACAACTATCTGAACCTCTATACATAGATGTTGATAATAAAACTTATCAGCAAACAAAGAAAGACACTGCTGATGGATACAAGAAAATAAAACCAGGTAAAATTGAAACTGGAGGTATTTACGCAGTTCTTAATAGTCTTTTAAGAAGAACAGAAGCTTCGTTTGGGATGCAAGCTATTATAGATGATTGGGTTGTAAGATCACCCCTTAACAAAGATAAGATAGAAATATCTGTAAAAAGATTCAAAGAGCTAGAACCAGAAATAGATTTTATCAGCGGAGATATGACAGGGCAAACAAAAGACTCTATTGAAGTAATCCTTAGAGGCGAAGATGATCTTGGAATACACGAACAATGGTTGAGACAAAACGCTGCTAGTTACCAAGTAATGAGAGAAGTAGGAGAGATTGCTGTAGGTGCTGCGAAGAAATGGGTGGATGCAGGAGCAAAGATTACAGATGGAGATACCTACAAAGAATTTATAGATAGCATGGTTCTTTATGAGTTAGCTGTAGATGTAAATGCACAGAGAGCAAGAAGAGATTCTATGGGATTGCTTCAAAGAAAATTTTTCAAGAACAGGGAAAAATACAAAAACAAAACGATAAATTCTTTAGATGATAAAATGGACGATCTTGACTACACAAAGTTTTTGTATGAGAGAGTTGGTTCTAAAGACCCAGTAAAACTTGCAAGACAAATGGCAGCGGTAGGATCTTTTGACGATCTAGCTAACCTTAGAAGGGCTGCTGATTTAGCACAAAAGACTTCTGGTAGAAGAATGTTAGACATAACTCAAGAGTATTGGATCAACAGTATTCTTAGTGGACCAGCAACACAGGTCGTTAACGTAATAGGTAACGCCTTGACTGGGGCTATGCTTTCAGCAGAAAGAGGATTGGGTGCAGCATTTAGTGGAAACCCTGAGCTTATTAAAGCTACTTTTAACCTTACTTACACTATCGAGTCATTTAAAGAAGCAGTAAACGCTGCTGTATTATCGTTTAAAAATGATGATTCAGTTCTTATAAGTGGAAGTAAACAATTTAACGAGGCGAGCGGTCAAGGAGACGTAGCTATTACAGCGAGCAATGTAGCAAAAGCTTTACCTGGAAAACCTACAATACCAGATAGTAGTACTTTAGGTACAAGCATAAATACTATAGGAAAAATAACAAGAGCACCCTCAAGATTGCTGACATCATTTGATGAGTTCTTTAAAAATCTTGCTTACAGAAAAGAAATAAGAACCGAACTTGCAATGGAAGCCCATGAAAAGATTCGTAAGGGACAAGGATCTAATAAATCATTAGGAGAACTTCTAGATGTAAATGATGAAATTCAATCTGTTGGTAGGGAAATGGATGAAGTTGCAAAGTATGTAGAGAAAAACTTAAACAATTACATCACTGAGTCAGGCCGTTACATGAGTGAACAAGGTTTACTATTAAGCGCAAAACAAGCAGCAGAAAAAGCTGGCAAAACTTTTGGTAAAGGACAGGAAAAATTTATTAGGGATTACATGAACAAGGTAGAAAACAAGTTCGATCCAAACGCAACAGTCCTAGATAAAATTTATGCACGTTCTGAAAAAGCCAGACAAAAAGCTGAGACAGCTACATTTACAAATAAAATAGAAAATGCATCTATAGTTGAGCCTATATCAAGATTACTTACAAAGCATCCAGTTCTGAAGTTTGTTGTACCTTTCCTTAGAACTCCTGCCAATATTCTTAAATTTGGATTTGATAGATCACCATTTGGATTACTTAAAAATCTAAGCAAAGAATATAGAAGAAAATACTTTGAGGGAACCGACATAGAAAAAGCAGACGCATTAGGTCAACTCTCAATGGGAACATTAACTGCTGCATCAACTCTTTTATATCTTAACTCAGGAAGCCAAGCAATTACAGGAGGCGGTCCAAGAAACAGACAGGAAAGAGATGCCCTCAGAGAAACTGGATGGCAACCTTATTCCATAAAAGTTGGAGATACTTACATCAGTTATCAGCGTCTTGACCCTGTAGCAACAATGATGCAAATGGCAGCAGACTATAGAGATTATCTTACATATGAAGTAAGAGATGATGACGATAGAGGTGCTTTTGAACTATTTTCAGCAATGACTTTAGTTTATGCCGTAAACTTAACAGATAAAACTTTCTTACAGGGTGTTAACAATATGCTCAATGTAATGAGAGATCCTGAGTATTATGGTCCTAAATTATTTAAAGATGTGAGTTCGGGACTTGTACCAAACCTTATAAACCAAACAAGGAATACTCAAGCTGAAATAATGGTTAAAGAAGCCAAAAGCTTTAGTGATACACTTACAAAAAGAGTTCCAGGTTTAGATAAAAACGTAGCACCTAAAAGAAATATATTAGGAGAAGAAGTTTACCGTTCAAACCCAATGATTTTAGGAACAGGACTTTTGGGATTTGTGAATCCTTTTTATACTTCTCCCGATAGAAAAGATCTAGTATTTAACGAAATAGCTAAAACAAGGCATGGTTATAAATTGCCCCCTAAATATTTATTTGGAGTAAAAAGTATCAATTTAGAAGAAGTTGAATCAACGGCAGGTAAATATGATGTCTATGACAGGCTACAAGAATTAACAGGTAGTTTAAAAATAAACGATCAATCCTTGAGGCAAGCTTTAAATGAAGTAATGAAATCAGAGGAATATAAAAGCATACCTAACCTAAGTGTATTTGAAACTACAGGAGAAAAATCTCCTAAGATAGATATAATAAACGGCATCATTAGAGCATACAGGAACAAAGCTTTATCTCAGGTTTTGGAAGAAAACCCAGAGCTTTTACAACGATACGAAGAAGCACTTCAGAAAGGAAACGAAGCATTTACTACACCTTAATATTAAAACAAACAAACAAACTCAACCAATCAATTACTTATGCCAAATTCATACGTAGAATATACAGGAGCAGGAACAGGAGCCAACCAATTGGGACAAAGCACATTTAGCTACAGCGACATAGACGTTCTAAACTCAAACGACATAAATGCGTTCGGAGAAACATCAGGAGGCAGCAGAGTTTCCTTAACAATATCCTCAAGAGATGCAACCGCTAAAACAATAACACTAAGCACAGCACCTTCTATCTATGCAAAACTGAGAGTGTTTAGACAAACAACTTCTAACTCTCTTGTAGACTTTGTAGATGGCGCAAGGCTGACCGAGAGTGACCTAGATACGGCTTACAAGCAAGGACTGTTTGTGGCTCAAGAAGTTTCAGAAGATGCAGGAGGCGTTGGTACTACAAGTACTAACAACTTATCTCTAACAGGAACTACAACTGTAGATAACCTGACTGCTACAGGTACAGTAAGTCTTCCTAATATTTCTATTTCTAATGATAATTTAGCAGGAGGTATTGCAAGTAGTAAACTAGCAGGAGGTATTGACATAACTTCACAGATTAATGGGTATGAAGAAGGTAATTGGACACCTGGTCTTAGTGCTTTAGGAACTTCAGGAAGCACTATAACTAATGCTAAATATACTAAAATAGGAAGAGTAGTTCATATTTATGTAGATATTGATTTTGTGTCAAACTCTGATACCTCACCTGTACAAATTGCAGGGCTACCTTATTCAGGTAACAATAATATGAATCAAACTCTGCCTACACCTTTCTCAACAAACTATACAGGAAGCACTTTAATTCCTCTTATTCAAGATACTGTTATTTTTCTAAGACATACAGGTGATGCTACATATCAAGATGTTTCTGGTAAATTTCTTAGAATTAGTGGCTCATACCAAATACTTTAATTATGAACAATCAATTCACGACACCTACAGTCGGTGTTTTAGGACTTCTCGCCAACATAACACTCAATGACGTAAACGAGATTCTTGCAGTGCTTGTAGGTGCTGCTACGCTTGTTTACATGGTGTTAAAGATAATATCAGAATTACGTAAAAAGGATAAATAACTACATGGATAATAACGATAAAGACAACTCAGCAAGAATGCATGTCTTGCAGGATCTTCTAACAGATGAGTTCATTGAGCGCATCAAATTAGGAGACGCAGAACCTTCTTTGCTAAATGCTGCCAGACAGTATCTAAAAGATA